TTGCCGCATGTGGTGGAAGCCAGACATGAGGCTTTCGCGGCAATATGGGAAGCAACCGGATGGAAATATACCCGCGTGGCTATTTTCTTTGGTCGCTACCATACATCGGTCATGTACGGCATTGGAAGCTACCTGTTTAAGCAGGGTCGCAGAGACGGACCCGTCCAGACTTACCTCACCAAAGCAACCCGCAGAAAACCTCATTACGTATGGAAGAATGCCGCATGACGATCTGGTCAACACTTACCGCCGACAAAAAGTCAATGGCAATACAAAAGCATTGCGAGAACGGCACATCTGCAACGGCTTGCGTTCATGCGCTCAAGGCGAACGGCATAACCGGCATGACCAGAGATGCAGTTATCGGCCATGTCGGCAGGAATATGAAAGGGCAATGGAGGTTTGGCGGGATATTCACCAACAAGGCCAATGGGGTCACAAGAGCAGACACAGCCAAGGTAAAACGCAAGCGGGGCGGGAACAATGCAATTGGGTATCGAGCCAAGGCAAAGCCAGTTCGAAAGCCGATTCCCCCGGCTGAACCGGTTCTCAATTCCAAGCCCGTTTCAATCCTCATGGTTGAGGCTCACCACTGCCGGTTTCCGCTTTGGAATGAAGAAACACAGACCACAAAATTCTATTGCGGGGCCGATAAGCAATCCGGTTCCAGCTACTGCGATTACCATCATTCCTGGTGCCATGCTGGTACATGGAATCCAACCAGAAACAGAAAGGCTGCATAATGAACAAGATTGTTGAAGGTGATTTTGGTCACAACTCCGGCGATGAAGCAATGACCCTCGAAAGAGCGGTTGAGGCCGCGCTTCCGGCGATTGAGGAAATTGAAAACAATCAAGCTAAGATCGACAAGATTATGGCGAAGGCAAAAGAAGAATGCGGACCGCATCGGGACGTGATTGCCGAAAACAAAAAGCACGTCAAATCCGAATACGGCATTGAAGCCTAATCACTCGGCCTGATCCTGACAAAGCGCCGCCAGGAACGCCGGATTGAGGAACGCGCTGCCAAACTCGAAGGCGTTACCAAAGAGCAATACGAACTCTTTGACGCGAAACTTGCCGCCTGAATTGAACTGATTGGCGGCGCGTATTTGCCGCCAAATCTCACCGCGTATCTGGTGAACTGAAAACGAAGGGACACCAGATGCGTGATATTCTGCACGATATTGTTGCACCTATTGTTGCATGGTTTTTGCTGACACTGATCACATTGGCATTTGCAATGGCGGTTCTGTTTGTCACCACGCCAGCCCATGCTTCCCCTCAACGGCTTGCCATCGCTAAGACCTATATTGGCCTCAAGGAAGGCACCAAGAAAGCCGACAAGGCAATGGGGGTCAACACCCGCAAAACTCCTTGGTGCGGTTATTTTGTGAAGGCAGTGGTGGTCAAGACGGGCAAGGAGCCAGTTGAGGGATATCCTGCTGCAAAATCATGGAAAACCTACGGCAAGGCGGTCACACTCAAACAAGCCAAGCCGGGCGATATCGTTGTGGTCAAAAACAAGCGGTTCCATGTCGGCATATTCAGCCATGTGAAGGATGGGCGCGTTTATCTTGTTGGCGGCAATCAATCCAATTCAGTCAAGCTTTCGGGCTATCCGGTTTCCAGAGTGAAGGCGGTTCGCAGATGATCGTGTTTTGTGAAACCTGCGATATCCCAATCACTGCTTGGAACAGCAATTACCCATCACGTCCACGCGAGGTCAGGGTAAACGCCATGTGTCACGGACAACGGGCATTCAAGCGCATTCCAATCAAGATTTATGAAGCCGGGTTGAAAACAGACAGGCGGATTGTGTTCTTTCGGAGGGCAGCATGATCATTCTTGGCCTTGATGTCGCAACCACTACCGGATGGGCATACAGTTCTGGCCGGAATGGCTCGGATATTGTTTTTGGCTCGTTCAAGGGGGTTGGACAAGACCAATTTCATATTGCGGCCAGTCTGCAAGATCATCTGCACAAAGTAATTCAGCAGAAAGAAAAGCCTGATCTGTGCATCATGGAACAACCACTTGGCGCAGCTCCCAATCCAACCGTCCTTGCCAAACTGAACCTCTATTACGGATCGCTAAATGCGGTTTGCCGGGGCTATGGGATCAAGTGCCTTCCTGTTGCTGACAGCACATGGCGAAACACCATGTATGGATTTGGCCGTAAAAAGGGATGGTCAACTGTTGATTGGAAAAAACACGCCAAATTCCACTGTGAAAGCGTTCTCAAGGTTGATGTCAGAAACGCAGACGAAGCGGAGGCCGTGATCATCTCCCAATACGGTTTCTATACCCAGGCTTATAAGAAAATGATCCATGACGCGGAAGCAGCATGAACGCGATGTTGAAACCCGTTCCTGAACGCATTCAAGGCCCGTCCAATATCGAAGTGGAACAGGCGGTCATTGGGCTGATACTGACAAACAACCGGGCTTATTATGAAGTCTCGCGGTTTATGCAGCCGGATTATTTCAGTGAAAGACTGCACCAGAATATTTGGAGAGTTGCATCGGAAATGATCGAAGCGGGTAATCTCGTTTCACCGATCACGATCAAGACCTATCTACCAAGCGATGCTCAAATCGGCTCCATGTCCCTTAATCAATACATGGCCCTGTTAGCCGGGGCTGCCTGTATTCCGATGAACCTAATTGGCATGGCACGGGAAATTGTCAAAACCTATCTGATGCGGCGCTGCATTGCAGCTTGTGAGGATGGGATTGGAGATTGCGTCACACCACAACATGACGTTTCGGTGAGTTCCATTCTGGATTCAATCTCGACTGAAATATCAGAACTCCACGCCATTGCAGACAGACAGTCTGGCAATGCGTCAATGACCCTGCTTGAAGGATTGAATAGCGCCATAGATGACACTGCCGGGGCGTACAAGGGTGAGAAGGTGGCCGGGTATGATACAGGGCTTGGATTTATAAACAGCCTCACAGGGCCTTGGATACCGGGTCAATACATCATCATCGGGGCAGCAACCAAAATCGGCAAATCTGCTCTTGCCATGCAAACAGCCTTAGCCATCGCGCAACAGGCTCCGGTTTTGTATTTCAGCTTCGAAATGAAGGCCAAACTGCTTGCAGCCCGTCAACTGGCCTCTTTGACCAAAATTGGCACGTTGCGCCAGAGGCGAGGGGATATTGCCGATCATGAATTTGAAAAGCTGGTCAAGGCTGCTGGTGATATCGCGGGGGCTGAAAACCTCCACATCATTTCCCGCAAGCACGATATCCACCAGATATTCGAGACAGCCAGGAACTTCAAACGCCGGTTCGGCAAATTGGGCGCGGTGTTTGTCGATCACCTCGGAATCATGGGGAAGCCAAAGGAAATTCGCTCTAACTCGGATTGGGAACTTGCCGCTCATGGATCTCCGATCATGAAGGATATTGCAGAGGAACTGGATTGTGTCGCTGTCGGTCTGTCACAGTTGAACAAGGAAAACCCTGCTTTCGGAATTACCCGCAAGAATGATGTGGACACGATCAGGGCCAAGATTGCCGCCTGCCTGGTCAAGCCCAATGCAGGTCAGTTGAAAGGCTCAATTGCCAATGACGCTGATCATGTGATCATGCCTTTCAGGGGCGAGGCGATGATATCCAAGATTGAACCACCGGAAGGGTCAGAAGCCCATATGGTTTGGGAAGATGCCATGCGCGATCAAAGGGACAAGGCAGACATTACCCTTGCCCTATCCCGTGAAGTCCAATGGCCGAAAACCAGAGAAGTCAAATGGGATGGACCTGCAACGGTATTTCTTGATCGGGAAGATCAAAAGGATTGGACGCGATGACATATCCCGATGACCTCCACCCGATAACGATCAAAAAAGGTTCCCGCTGGTATGCCCAATACCGGACTCCCTGGGGGTTGCGCACCGTATTTGACGAAGGGACAAAGCCAAAGCTGTTTGATGATGAATTTACCGCGTTCAAAGCCGCCACAAAGGCCATGACAGTGGAGTTTCGTAACAAGTGCAGTGGTTGGCAGTCAGAACCGCTAAACAGCGCTCACGAGGCTGCAGAGGCGTTGTTCAGGAAATGATCAGGCAAACCGGCGATATTCACAAGGTATTGAGGCCATTGGGTATCAGATTGATATCTGCGGCCGATAATTCCCCTACCATGGACCGGCGCAAGGTCTGTGTATGCAGGAGAACGCTCAAAAAGATCATCACCACCCAGGGCGAAGGCCATTTGTCTCTTGTGTTGAAACTGATAGTCCAGTCCGAGGGTAACGAGACAGAACTTTACCGGGACACCATTTTGGCAATGTCCGGGTTGATTGCTGCATTCCCTGAACTCGAAACAATGCCTACACTGTTTGAGTGGATGGACGAACTCGATCTGCACGCCCTGCGATGGAAAGCCAAGGACACAAAGGTCTATCCGGTCCATAAGGCAATGCAGACCCTGCTTGTGGGATACTTTGAAACAGCGATATTTGGAGAAGCTGCATGACATGGCTGGTTCAACATATCCGCAAACGGGTTTCAGAGGCGTTCCAGACGCTTGACCGCCTTCCCATGGTCAAAGGGCCGGGACAATACGGATCAGCACTCCCGGAGCCTGTCAGGGCCTTGAATGAAGCCTATGGTTACGGGCAGGTGAAAGTCAGAATCCCCCCAACAGGCAAGGACATTGCCGAAATGGAGGAGACATGGGACTGGATAAACGCTCTTCCAAGCAAATCAGACCGGATTGAATGCTTCCGATATGGCTGGATAAAGACCAGAAAAGGCATGTCCTTTGCCGCGTATCTTGAGAAAAATGATATTCACAGGCGTAATTATGAGCGCCGAATTAGTAAAATATTCCAACAAATTGCCGATAATCAGAACCGTATTCCAAAAATGAGAAACAAGGCACCAAGTTTACAATCTGTCGCAAACCCCGTACGCGAGAAATCAGTTAGGGTGAAACACCCGCGTCAGTCACACTGGATGGCAGAAGGCGCAAGACCAACAATCATCAAATCAGAATAACCTATTGGCTCCCAACAGGGCACCAGCCCGCAAGGGCGAAGATACCATGATCGCAGCAATCTATCCCGGTCAGTCCCTGGCGGTGAAGGATAACGGTGAGCAGGTCGGTCTTATCCGTTTCTATGACGATGAAGGCGATGAAACCAGCGCTGAATACGCAGTGATTGGCATAACCGAACCGGATATCAATGGCCGGACGTTCTGCGTGTGGATTGAGGACTATGAGGAACGGGAACTGAATTGAATGGCCCGCCAAGAGTACCGCCATCTATACAACAGCAAGCGGTGGCGCGAACTAAGGCAAGCGGTATTTATTCGAGACCTCTATGAATGCCAATCATGTGGCAAAGCCTGCAGTACCAATCCCAATCACCACCATTCGGCAGTCTGTGACCATATCAAGAGGCACAAGGGCGACCCAAGGCTGTTCTTTGATCCTGATAATCTGCAAACGCTCGGTTCATCGTGCCACAACAGCCACAAACAATCGCTTGAGAAGGGCGGCAAGGGTAAGCCGACCATAGGGCTGGATGGGTGGCCGGTAAACTAGGCTGTAGGATGCCCATACAGGGCCACCAAATCACACACGCACCATGGGTCATCCATTTTGCAAATGCCTTTCACGGTCCACGCAAGGGGGAGGGGGAGGGTAAAAGTCCATAACCGTCCGCCACAAGACCCGCGGGGTAGTCTAAATACCATAAATCGTCCCAAAACAGTTTTGCATAAGGAAACGAAATGGCAGCAAGGGGCAGAAAATCTGCAGCATCTTTGGAATTGCCTTCACCTTCCAAGATCGAGGTCGTGGCACGTCCAGACGCGCCTTATGACCTTTCAAACGAGGAGTCAGAAGAATGGTGGGCGGTTGTAAACCGAATGCCTGCTGATTGGTTTGGCCGCGAAGCCCAGGCGATGATTTCGCAGTATTGCCGCCATGTGGTTTCATCCCGGCGCGTTGCTGAAATGCTGATTGCCTTGAATAAAGAGGTCTCCGAAAAGGTGAAAGCTGACAAATCAAAATCGGTTGGTATTTTGCTTTCATCCGCAAAGGCGATGGACCGGCTCTTGAAAATGCAGGAACGGGAAAGCCGTGCGATTGCTTCACTGGCAACCAAATTGAGAATTTCACCACAGGCGACAATCAACAAGCGCGGCAACAAAACGCCGGATGCAAAAGAAATTTGGGATGATGTCGGCTAAGACACGCGCCGAACGCAATATTTACTGGATAGAGAAGTATTGCAGAATCCCTGAAGGCAAGGACGTTGGCAAGCCGGTAAGGCTGCGGGATTGGCAAAAAGACGAAATCAAACGGATATATGATAACCCGGCCAAAACGAGGCGGGCGATCCTGTCATTTGGACGTAAAAACGCAAAAACTACATTGAGCGCATTTCTGCTTTTGGTTCACCTATGCGGACCAGAGGCAAGAGCGAACAGCCAGCTATTCAGTGCAGCACAATCGAGGGACCAAGCTGCAATCCTGTTTGCCCTTGCTGCCAAGATTGTTCGAATGTCTCCAGCGCTCAAATCTGCGGTAACGGTTCGGGACACAGCCAAACAATTGCTTTGCGGGAAACTAGGCACTCTTTACCGCGCATTATCTGCCGAGGCTTCGACTGCATACGGTCTAAGTCCGGTGTTTATTGTTCACGATGAATTGGGGCAGGTTAAGGGACCAAACTCGGAATTGTATGATGCGCTGGAAACGGCGGTTGGCGCACAAACTGATCCGTTATCAATCGTGATCTCTACACAAGCGCCGACAGATGGCGATTTGCTATCCATCCTGATCGATGATGCCTTGGGAGCGCAAGACCCGCACACGGTGGTTTCGCTCTATACCGCAGATGTGGATATGGACCCGTTTTCAGAAGAAGCCATGAAGGCGGCAAACCCCGCATTCGGTGATTTTCTAAATGCCGATTTGGTCAGAGACATGGCCGAAGGTGCAAAGCGAATGCCAAGCCGGGAGGCGCAGTATCGAAACCTGGTGCTTAACCAGCGGGTCGAAGCTGTCGCGCCGTTTATCTCCCGGTCTGCATGGGAGGCTTGCGGCACGGAAGTTATGGAATTTGGAGATTCGCCGGTTTATGGCGGGCTTGATCTATCAGAGGTCAACGATTTGACCGCAATGGTTCTGATCGCGCCTGTTGACGGTAAGTTTCAGGTGAAACCAACATTTTGGCTACCAGAAACCGGATTGGTTGAGAAATCACGCGCTGACCGCGTTCCGTACGATGTTTGGGCAAAACAAGGGCATTTGGAGACAACCCCGGGCAAGACCATTGATTATGATTGGGTTGCCACAAAAATTCATGCGCTTTTCCAGCAAATGAACATTCGCAAGATGGCATTTGACCGCTGGAATTGGCGACACTTCAAACCCGCTCTTGTTAGGGCTGGATTTGTTGAATCGGAACTTGAAGGCGATGAAGCCCTGTTTGAACAATTCGGACAGGGATTTCAGTCTATGTCACCGGCTTTGCGGGATTTGGAGGGTGATATCCTTCAAGAGCGCATATCGCATGGCAATCATCCGGTTTTGAATATGTGTATGCAAAACGCGGTTGTGAAAGCCGATCCGGCTGGCAATCGAAAACTGGATAAATCGAAATCATCGGGACGCATCGATGGCGCTGTTGCACTGGCAATGGCTAAGGGTGTTGCAGGTTCATATGAAATGGGGGCCGGGCCTTCCATTTACCGTGAACGCGGCGTTCTGGCACTTTAAGGAATTTCTATGGCTTTTCGTGACTGGTTCCGTCGAGCGGATAATACGCAGGCTCCGAGGGCGGCAACGCAGTCGCGGGGTGGCGGCACTATCATTTCCACATCGGATGATTTGCAACG